ATAGACACAAACATATTCAGCAGGAATAGTTAGATAGATATACTCAGGAATAACTTCTTTTCTGTAACTCATAATGTCATCACTTTATTGTATAAAGTTTCAAGTTTATTATGTTGTTCGACAGAAAGAACATCGATGTTATCAAATGCGTCAATCATAATTGTAGTCCAAGAAAGTTTATTAAATTTATTCTTATTAGGAATATAACCCTCTTGAATAAGTGACACACAAACATCAACAATGCTAGACACTCTATTATTAAGAGTATCTAGCATATCTTGTTTCTTTTCGGCATCGTATAACATAAACCTTATGTGTTAAATGTCTTATTATTAATGTAAGTCGAATATTCACCTATATAGACAAGTAGTCTACCATTAAGTTGATTTATTCGAGCGATAGCATCTTGTCCATCATAAACAATAGCTATCATATTATCCGCAACTTCCTTAATCCACTCTTCTTTTAATCTAGTAGCAACATTTACTTCATTTATTTCATAAGATGAAAGAATAGAATAAAGTTTATAATATTCTGTACTAACTAACTTAGTTATATTATCAGTAATAAACTCTTTGTTCTTTTCAATGTTATTATGTGTAATTATATCTTCACATTCTTGACTTATACGACTTGCAAAGTTTCTAAATGCTAAATCAATTACATTCTTACATTTATGAACTTCTTTTCTTTCGGCTTCTTTAAAAGTTTTATCTAATACAGCATTAAGTTTAACTATGTTCTCAGTCATTTCTTTCATTGCTTTACTCATTTCTAAAAGAGGTTTATTCTTACTTTTAGATTTGAAATAACTAACAAGATTAACTATTAGTGTGTAAAGAATGAAAACGCAACTTGAAATAGCAACTGTGTAATAAGAAGAGTTACGAACACTTTCATCAACAATTTCATTAATTGTTTGAAAATCGTTCATAATACTTTTAAGTATTAAGTCCATCACCTCCCCCTTAGAAGAGATGATGGATTACTTAATTAGCTTAAGGTTCTTCAGCTTCTTCGTTAGGCAGAACAGGCTGTTCGAGAATAGTCTTAATAGTATCCAAACTAGCATTGTCAGTAGGAACAGCAATGTGTACATACTGCCAAACTTGTTCGTCACTAGTCTTACCACTCATACGCTTAGTAGCGAAACGAAGATTAAATACAGTGTAACCCTTAGTAGCAATATCAGCTTGAGCAATCTGCTCTACAGCCTCAGGATAACCAGGATAGATATCCTTAGAAGCTTGGTCAAGATATACAAAGCCTTTATCTGCAGCACAACGCTGAGCCAAATCTTGAATATAAGCTGTATCACCAATGTTGGGCTTAGCCTCAGTAATTGTTACGGTTGTACCAAACAGGTCATCACCAGCCAAAAGACCAAACTGCTCACCAAAGTTAAGACCGTCTACTGTAATTTTAGCAGAAGCTACTGTAACTACAATGTTAAGAGAACCTGCATTAGCAATAGCCTGAAGCTGGTCACCAAGGGACTTAGCCATATCAGCAGCAGACATAGATTTACCAACACGACGAGTATCAGTAACATTCCACTGATAACGTTCTCCAGGAACAGTACCCTTCTTAACAATAGTCAGAGTAAAATTGTCACCTTCTGCAGGAGCAGGAATAGTAATCTCACCCTTGAACTTCACGCCAGCAGTAGGAGCAGCAAAGTTAACATTAAGGGTATTAATATCTACCTCAGGAATTACAAAAGCAGGAACATTAGCACCTCTACCCAAAGCAATACCAAAGTTCTCAGTAGGCTTTGTATTAAAGAATGTAACTTTACCTTCGTTAGCACCTGAAGCATCAGGACTCAGATGGAAGAAACCAATCTGACCTGCATCAAGAACAGTCAAGTCGTCTGCAATACCAGTCTTGACAGCCTTAGCACTATTTACAATAAGTAACTGTTTCATTTGTTATAAAATTAATTTAAGATTGATAACCATCATTATCAGGACGAGCGTTATTTCTAACAAGCTCTTGTTGATTTTGTTGAGCATTCTGCTGATTAGCATACAAAGAACCTTGAATAGAAACTCTATAAAGGTCAACTGCGTGCTTAAGCATAGGAATTTGAAGTTGCTCAGGAAGGTCAGAATCTACATTAGTTCCACCAATATCAGTCAAATACTTAACTTCATTGGGTTTCTTAATATAAGACATTCTTACATCTTTAACAGTAATAGAGTTTGCTAAAGTAGACATACCTGTAGCATCATTCTCACCTAAATAGATTTCCAACGTACTAGCTTCTACAGAACCCTCTTTAGCATATACAACCATTACTGGAGTACGCATACGAGGAGAAAGTACCCAATCGTTAAGAACGTCAGCAAGATAAGCGTCATCTATAATACGAATAGGAAACCATCTTGTAGGAGAATTTCCGTTATTATATCTAATAGAAAAATCAACAAAATATAATGCTTTAGCGTCACCAAGCATAGCATCTGATTGCAAAGTTAGAGGGGAATTCTTATAAGAATTAACAGTACCTCCACCAGGAACAGCATACGTTTTTACTTTATATAAGGTGCGAAGGGCATTAATGTTAGCAAGTTTAGCGTTATCTGTAATGATTCTATCGTTAGTTGTTCCAACATTACGATTGACCACCTCATCAATAGTATCCTTGATAGACGTATTGATGAGAGTGTCAATCTGTTCGGGAAGGATTGCACGAACATTCTGCATACCCATTTGAGTAGCATATTGTCTAAACCATACGTGCATTTCCGCTATTGTCATAACTCAGAATATTTAAAATAACTTATATTTGTTCTGCATTGCCTCAAGCACAGCTTTGTTGTTAGGATTATTGAAATAAGCAACAGCCTCATTCATATTACTACCAATAAATGTACCATCAGCTGTAGAAATCTGTTGATTGTATTCTGGACGTATAAGCTCACCTCTAGAAATAAGACTTTCAATAAATGCTTTCATTTCAACATTCTTATCCTCAAACAAGTTGTTGAACTTATCAGGATTTTCATTAAGGAAAGACATAAGAGCAGAAACTTGTTCGTCTGCAGACTTAAGCATAGCTTCACCGACATTGCCGTTATTATTAACAATCATTTGAATGTAAACAGCATTACGTTTCTTGTCACTAGCTTCAAGTGTAAGGAAGTTACGCATAGCTTTACGACGTTCATCAACAAGTCTCTTAGCACGCTCTGCTTCTTTATTTTCATCACGAATATAGAATCTAAGAGAAGCATCTGAATTAATCAAAGAAATATCCTTAGCTACGTCACGATAAAGAATACAATGGCGATAAATAAGATATTCTTCAATATTTTCTGGACGACCATATAGATACTTGGTTGATTCAAGTTCATTAATTTCAGTCTCCCAAACCTTAATAGCCTTCTTAATAGCAGATGTGTTGTTTCTAGCAACAGAATCTCGCTTGGCATTAATCTTATCTTCTTGTTCTTTAATCTTAAAATAATCTTTCTTATGATTATAACGGAAAGAGATATTCAAAGGAGTACCCTTCTCGTTAACATTGAAAGAAATATTATTAAGGTAAGCCTTAACGTGAGATGTAAATTCTTGATGACTTGGAGATATACCGATAAGTTCAGGAAAATAAGCCTCAACTTCACCCTTATTAGACGAAAGAATACGACTAGAGTTAATAGAACTTCCAATCACAGTCTTACGAGGACCAATGCTAGCTTTGTTAGCGTTACGATAAGCTGAGAAAAGTTGTACTGGAGCAATAATAACAGTACGCTTATCAAGATATGGCTCGTTAAGTTCGGCTTCTTTAGCAGCAGTATTTTCAGCTACTGTCTTACCTCCAGAAACATTAGCAGGATTTACCTGTGGTGTAGGTTTATTATTATCCATTGTTTAAATCTATTAATTATTTACATTTACAGAACACACTTCAACTGCATCATCTTAGTAGCGTTGTTCACTTGCAGACCATAAGAGTTCTTGATTTCGTAAGAGCTCTTATCAACAGTAGTAGAAATACTATTGTTAGGAACAGCACCCCAAGAAGCAGGAATAGGAGTAAGACCCTTCAGAACACCCTGATGATAAATCTGTCCCTTCTGACGAACCTTACGAATATTACGAACACCTTCATAAGTACTCATATCAAGCATAAATGCCTGGTGAGAACACATAGGAAGACCAGTACGAGGATGGATATTACCGTTAGCACGGTCACTATCAGCAAGAGAACCCTTAGTCAAGAACGACAGAGTCTTCAGAGTAATAGTATGACCATCAACAGTCTTATACTGACGGAAGTACTTACCATAAGAAAGACCACCTTCAGTTTCCTCAATCATCTTATCACCAAGAGGAGTAAGGAATCCTTCTGACTTAGCATCCTCACGAATCATAAGGTCAAAGTCCTCAACAAAGCCTTTACCACAACCAAGAACTACTTCCATAGAACCTGTATCTGTAGACTTATCAAGAACATCACCAATAGTACGATTGAACTTATTAAGAGTAAGGCGTTCTCCATAAGTATCGTAATTAGATTCACGACAAATCTGCTGCATACCAGCAGTGTGAGGAATAGGATTGCCATTGTCAGGGTCAATCAGAGGAATAGTACCATCTTCAAGACGGTTATATTCTGCGAACCAAAGACGTTCCTCATCCATAACACGAATCTGAAGGTCATGCTGACGCATCTCTTCGTTAATCCAAAGATTGGTAGTACCACCATTCTTTGTTCTAAACTCATAAGTAACAATAACGTTACTTAGATTACCAGCAATTTCCTTAGAATAACGGTGGAACTCAAGTTGAGAGGTCATCTTACCAGGTCCCATAACGTTACTACGATTACCCTTAGAATAACTCTCAGGAATAGTAGGAGCGCTAAGAGTCCAATACTTACCAACAGCAAGCAGATCGGGATCTACAAAAGCATTAGGATTAGGACTAGTAATCTGAAGTCTATAGAGATAACCACCATGAGCACCAGGACCAAGGTCTTTCATAATACGAACCTGAGTCATACCATCGGGTGCAATCAAACCATACTGCTCAATAAACCAATGAGTAGCAAATTCAGCCTCAAACTGAGCACCACCCTTACCAGGAGTAGTATTTGCAGTGTTGAACCAAAGAACATAGTCATTAAACTTAGTACGACCCATAGTCTTCCAAGTCCACTGAACTGTGTCAATATCAACTGTACCGATAGAACCCTGACCCTCTGTCAAGAATGTAAGCGGGAATCTATCATCGTCATAACCATAAGTATAGGTCAGAACGTTGTTGATTTCCGCAGCTTTAGTAATGGCAAGATTGGCAATGGTTTCCTCATTAGAGTAACCACGGTCATCATAAGTGCCACGTTTTACTTCTCTAAGTCTGTACATAACTTTTAATTAATTATTAAACTTTAGTTGTGATTAACCTAGAAGAACATCGTCAAGTGATGTCTTACCAACAGGCTTAGTCACTTTTACTGTTTTATGAGCACGATTTTCTTTTGATTTAAGTTTAAGAGTACGAACTTCGTTCTCCTTAATAGCCATAGTAGCTAAATCTTTATACGTACCACCAGTAAACATAAGCCAAGCAGTAATTAGCTCACGAGCTAAATAATCATCATCAGATTCATTTGCTAGGTCTTTCTGA